TGAGGTCAAAAGTTTTCTAGGTGATGATTTATACAAAGTATTTACTGATACTGATTTAGCCAATAGGATACCTGGTAAGTTTTTTGTGCCTAGTGATGCTTTAGGTAGAGATTTTGATCGAGCCACATCTTTTACTGAGTTTTTAGATGACAAAATTATATCTAGACCCAATGAAAGTTTAAAAAGCATTAAAAACATGTTGAAAGAACGCAGTAGTGTGGGCGGAGCACAATTAAAATTTATAGATGAAAATTTAGCTACAGATGCAGAATTTGACAAAGTTGTTGAAGAAGTTTTTAAAAGAAGAAAAAGCATTGAAAAAATTAAGAAAAAAATATTGGGTAAGTCTGCAAACTCAAGAGGTGGTTTTATAGATCCTGCCCAACAAAAAATAATAATGCAAAAACTAAAATCATATAACGACTACGTGGATGCAATTAATGATGGAATAGCACGTGGAGCAGATAAAGAGACTGTGGACAAAATTATAAATAAACTTAACAAAACTGTACTTGATGAGGGAATAGACAAAATGAGTATTTCTCCAAGAGAAATAGAAAAAATTACTGGCAAACCATTTTCGCAATCTTTAGACAAAACACCAGAAGAAATATTTTTTATGACTGAATCTGGAGCAGGAGGTAGACAAAAATATTTTGCCGCTGGTCCAAGAGTTGAAGACAGAGTAAAAGCCTACTTTGATGATATTGCAGACGAGGGAAAAACTTTCTTTGAATTAGCTAATGGTGTGAAAGTGCTTAAAAAAGCAGTAGGTATTAATTCAAAAGAGTTTGGTATGAAAATAGATCCATATTTTGATGGTGGTCAATCTAAATATATGAAACTACCTGTAAGAGCTAGGGTGTTAGCTGCAGTAAAAGGTGGACAAGATGGCGTGCATATAGGAAATAAACAAGCTATAACTGAACGAGCTGAAGACTACGATGTTATTATGAAAAATTACAAAAGCGGTGAAAATGAGCTACAAAAAATACTAGATGAGCTTATTCCTAGTAGAAAACAACAAAAAGGCATGATTTCAAAAATAGAAGGTACCGATACAGAATTTGATGGAACATATCTTAAATTTACTGATGAGTTTAAAAAAGCTGTAGCAGAAAAGGGTATTGATGCTTTTAAATTAGGCGGACCCGTTGAAATAGACAGAATGTTAGCTGAGTTATGAACCTAGCACATTTATCTGACCAGGAAATAAAAGAAACCTTAGTTCTAAAAGAACGCCTAGAACTACTTAAAAAACAAAAAGATTGCCAAGATAGTTTCTTAAAATACGTAGAACATATGTGGCCAGAATTTATTTGTGGTCGCCATCACAAAATCTTTGCTCAAAAGCTAGAAGATGTAGCAAACGGCAAAATCAACCGTTTAATCGTCAATATGCCCCCTAGACATACTAAATCAGAGTTTTGTTCTACTTATTTTCCAGCATGGATCATGGGTAAGCAGCCCAATCGTAAAATTATGCAGACTACTCATACAGGCGAACTAGCTGTAAGGTTTGGTCGTAAGGTCAGAAATATGATGGATACTGATGAATATAAGCGTATCTTTGACAAAGTAGAGCTACAAGCTGATTCTAAGTCAGCAGGTAGATGGGAAACCAACAAAGGTGGCGAATACT